ATTTTATAGAACCTGACCCCCCCCTATACCCTAGATTGTGCGGTAGGTTTATTATATATATATACATGGATAATTTCCACACCCATACACAGACACCCCCACAAACAACCCTGCACCATTTTATTCAATGTTTTGCCATATTTTATTTTTTACTTTAAAACAATTCTAAATTAGCTAGATATGGTATATGGATTACGTACACGCAGAAGATCTAGATTGTATTGCTTATGTTGATGAAAAGACTAATGCAGTAACTATTAAGTTTATTGGTATACCTAACAAACACTCTGCTCAATTATTTGTTAATTATGTTATGGTAACACTAGGTATAGATTACCTGCCACTAGAACATAATGGTAAATCAAAGATGATACACTAATGAATATCAAGATACCTTACACACCAAGAAAACATCAAGCCTATCTACACCAGCAAATCTCAAGATACAGATGGAGTGTGCTGGTCTGCCACCGAAGGTTTGGCAAGACAGTATGTATGATCAATCATTTAATTAAGTCAGCATTGCTGACCAAAGAGAAGAATCCTAGGTTTGCCTACATTGCACCAACCTTTAAACAGGCTAAAGCAATAGCATGGGATTATATAAAACAATTTACCGCAAAAATCCCAGCAACAAAGTTTAATGAAACAGAGTTAAGAGTAGATCTGCCAAATGGTTCTAGGATAACATTATTAGGTTCAGAGAACTGCGATGGCTTGAGAGGTATATACCTAGACGGATGCGTCATAGATGAGTACGCAAATGTAAATGAAAAGCTATTTCCAGAAATAATTAGACCAGCTCTATCAGATCGTAAAGGTTATTGTGTATTCATTGGTACACCAGCAGGAATGAATAATAACTTCTATGATCTATACCAACACGCAAATGGTGCGGAAGATTGGTTTAACTACAAAGCAAAAGCAAGTCAGACAAAGATAGTTGATGAAGAAGAACTTGTTAAAGCCAAAGAAGTTATGGGTGAAAAGAAATACCTGCAAGAGTTTGAATGTGATTGGATTGCAAACATTGAAGGTGCAATATATGGAGATGAGATTGCAAAGATAGATGATAAGAACCAGATAGCTAGAGTTCCTTATGATCCTTCCTTGCCTGTCTCTACTGCATGGGATCTCGGAGTAGCCGACCACAGTAGTATTATATTCTTTCAACAAAAAGGAACAGCAATACAGATTATAGATTACCATGAAGAAAGAGGTCATGGATTACCACACTACATACAAATGCTTAATGAAAAACCTTACATATACAAGGAACATTATGCTCCGCATGATATAGATGTGCAAGAGTTTGGTAATGGTAAAACCAGAAGAGAGATAGCCTATCAATTAGGTGTGCGGTTTAAAGTAGTACCGAAGCTACCAATAGAAGAAGGTATTCATGCAGTAACAATGTTATTGCCTAGATGTTGGATTGATACAGACCATTGCAAAAGTCTTGTAGATGCGTTAAGACATTACCATAGGAAGTACATTGACAAAAATAGAATGTTCAGATCGAAACCTGTACATGATTGGAGTTCTCATGCTTGTGATGCAATGAGGTATCTAGCTGTTGGACTACAAGAATTAAATACTAGACAAACTGCTCCACAAAGTGTAGCAGATAATAATTATAGGATTATATAATATGGGATCAATATTTAAACCAAAAATGCCACCGCTTCCGCCTGTTGCTCCGCCACCAGAGCCGCCAAGCACAGAATTATCTGCAGAAGAAAAGGCAAGAATAAAAGCTGAACAAGATGCGATTGAAAGAAAAAGAAAAGGTAGAAAGTCTACAATCCTTACTGGACCATTAGGTGTGCAGGAAGATGAAGAATCTAAACTTAAAACTTTATTAGGAGAATAATATGTTAGAAAAAGTAAAAGCAGTTATCAAAAAAATAAAACCTGCAAAGAAAAAAATAGAACCTAAATTTAATAACATGAATGATTTACAAAATGGTGTAGCAGTAAACAGAGAATGTAAATCTGAAACTAAATCTGAAACTAAATCTTCATTAACATTTGGAAAATAATATGGGATCAGTTATTAAACCAAGTAAATCTGCACCTGCACCAAAACCAATTGTTACTCCAACTATAGCAGAAGTTTCACAATCACAAGCAACAGATGCTTACGATGTAAGAAAGATAAAAGCTAAAGGTAGATCGTCAACAATTATAACAAAACCTACTGGTGTATCTGGTGATTTGACTTTAGGTAAACCAAGTTTATTAGGTGGAGCATAATGGCGCAAACAGATAAAGCAAAAAATTTATTAAAACGATTTGACAGATTAAAATCCCAAAGACAAAATTGGGAAAGTCATTGGCAAGAAGTTGCAGACTATATGCAACCAAGAAAAGCTGATGTAACTAAAACAAGATCTAAAGGTGATAAAAGAACAGAACTTATTTTTGATGGTTCACCATTACAATCAGTAGAACTATTAGCAGCATCACTACATGGTATGTTAACTAATCCATCTACACCATGGTTCTCTTTAAGATTTAAAGAAGATGATATGGAGAATGAGGATGAAGCAAAAGAATGGTTAGAGTCTGCAACAGAAACAATGTATGCAGCATTTAATAAATCAAACTTCCAACAAGAAATATTTGAACTGTATCATGATCTAATTACATTTGGTACAGCAGCAATGTTTATCGAAGAAGATGATGAAGATGTTTTAAAATTTTCTACAAGACACATTAACGAAATCTTTATTGCTGAAAATGATAAAGGAAGAATTGATACAGTATTTAGAAAGTTTCATATATCTGCAAGAGCAGCAATACAAAAGTTTGGCGACATATCAATTAACATTGCAACTAAAGCAAAGAAAGATCCATACGAAGAAGTAGAAATACTTCATGCGGTTTATCCAAGATCTGATTTTAATCCAAAGAAACAAGATAAAATTAATATGCCATTTGAATCTATTTATTTAGATGCAGAGTCTGGTGATGAATTATCTGTATCTGGATTTAAAGAGTTTCCATTTGTAGTACCAAGATACTTAAAAGCATCACACGAAATCTATGGTAGATCTCCAGCAATGACAGCTTTACCAGATGTTAAGATGTTAAATGAAATGTCAAAGACTACAATCAAGTCTGCACAGAAACAAGTTGATCCACCTTTACTTGTTCCAGATGATGGATTTATGTTACCTGTAAGAACAATTCCAGGGGGTTTAAATTTTTACAGAGCAGGAACTAGAGATAGAATTGAACCATTAAACATTGGAGCAAACACTCCACTAGGTTTAAACATGGAAGAGCAAAGAAGAAACTCAATTAGAAATGCTTTTTATGTAAATCAATTAATGATGCAGAATGGTCCACAGATGACAGCAACAGAAGTAATACAAAGAAACGAAGAGAAGATGAGATTACTTGGTCCAGTATTAGGTAGACTACAATCTGAATTATTAAAACCATTAATTGATAGAACTTTCTCAATCATATTAAGAAAGAATTTATTTAGACAAGCTCCAGAATTTTTATCAGGTAAAGATGTAGAAATTGAATATGTATCTCCATTAGCTAAAGCACAAAAGTCTAGTGAGTTACAATCAATCATGAGAGCTATTGAGATTATGGGTAGTTTATCAAATGTTGCTCCAGTATTTGATCATATCAATATGGATAAATTAGTTAGACACTTGGCAGACATTGTGGGTGTTCCGCAAAAAATATTAAAACCACAATCACAATTAAATGCTGAAAGACAACAAGCACAACAACAACAACAACAAATGCAACAAATGCAACAGCTACAACAAGTAGCTCAAGCAGGGGGAGATATAGCACCACTAGCAAAGGCTTTACCAGAAGAAGCTAGAGCTGTAGCAAATGCTGAAGTGGAATAATATGGAAACAAATAAACAGCTGGAAAGTATAATAAAAAAATTAAGAGACAACTATCAATATATTTTTAATACAGAAGAAGGCAAACAAGTCTTATCTGATTTAGAAAAAAGATGTCATTATCATTCTACTACCAATGTAAAAGGTGATAGTCATGAGAGTGCATATATGGAAGGTCAACGCAGCGTACTTCTATTTATAAAACAAATGCTGCAAAAGGAGAATAAAAATGTCAAATGAACAGATAACACAAACTGATGTGCCTGTAGCAGAGACAACACAAACTACTACAGACACTCCTCAACAAACAGAACAAGCGGTTAGTTCTACAACAACAGAGCAACCAACTGTTGCTAAATCTTGGAAAGAAACAATCTCTGAAGAGTTTAGAAACGATCCTAACATTTCTAAATTTACAGAGATAGATGCGTTAGCAAAAAGTTATATCAACGCAACTAGAATGATTGGTCAAGATAAAGTTGCAGTACCAAATGAAAACTCAACTGAAGATCAATGGAATGAAGTTTATGGAAAGCTAGGTAGACCAGAGTCACCAGATAAATATAAACTAGAAGTTAAATCAGATGTTGTACCATTAGATGAAGGCGCAGTTAAATCTTTTGCAGATAATGCTCATAAGCTAGGTTTAAATAATAAACAAGCTCAAGGTATTCTTGAATACTACAAGAACTCTATGGAAGGTTCTGCTCAACAAGCAAGAGTAAATACAGAAACTGCACAAGCAAATGCAGAAGCTGAACTTCGTAAAGAGTGGGGTAGATCTTATGAAGATAATATTAAGAAAGCAGGAGCTGTAGCAAAAGCAAATATGAGTGGAGACATTTTAAATTTAGAACTTAAAGATGGTACAAGAATTGGAGATCATCCTGATGTTATAAAAGGCTTTGCTAACATTGCTAATCTTTTATCTGAAGATAAATTAATTGGTACTGAAAGTGAAAATGTTGACAGAGGTACAGACTACGAAGCTGAAATTAGCAAGATTGTTAATGATAGGGATGGTCCATATTGGAATAAAGGTCACCCAGATCATGACAAAGTAGTTCAGCAAGTGTTTACTTTAAGAACAATGCTTAATGGATAATAAAGAATTAAAATTAGAAATACTTCGTATTGTTGTAGAAAGTGGATCAGAAAATCAAAAATCTAATCCCTTGCCAATTTGCGAAGAATATTATAAATGGATTTGTAAGCCGAATGAAAATTCGGCTAACAAAAGTAAGACAATTCGCAAGAACCTTACTGACAAGAAGGAATAGACTCTAGTCTAACAGACTTTAAATGCAAGAGAAGCCAGATTTTCTGATAACGTCTCTGTTTTGTTTTAACATTAACTTAACAATCAAGGAGACATAATATGTCAACTGAAATAACAAAAGCATTTGTAGAACAATATAGTTCAAACATACAAATGTTATCACAACAAAAAGGATCACTTTTAAGAGATAAAGTGAGACTTGAGTCTGTTACAGGGAAGAATGCTTTCTTCGACCAAATTGGTTCTGTAACTGCAACTGTAAGATCAACTAGACACTCTGACACTCCACAAGCAGATACTCCTCACTCAAGAAGAAGAGTTTCACTTGTTGACTATGAGTTCGCAGATCTTGTAGACGATTTAGATAAAGTAAGAATGTTAGTAGATCCTACTTCTAGCTATGCACAAGCTGCTGCTTATGCAATGGGTAGAGCAATGGATGATGCTATCATTACTGCTGCACTTGGTTCATCTGACACAGGTGTTGCTGGTGGTACTGCTGTTGCATTACCTGCTGGTCAAAAAATCGTTGAAGCTGGAACTGCTGGTTTAACTGTTGCTAAATTAAGACAAGCAAAAGAAATCATCGATCTTGCTGACGTTGATCCTTCACTAAAAAGATACATCGTAGTATCTCCAAAACAGATCTCTGATCTATTAGGAACTACTGAAGTAACTTCAAGTGACTTCAACACAGTAAAAGCATTAGCTGCTGGAGATGTTAATACATTCCTTGGCTTTGATTTCTGTGTGTCTAACAGACTAGCAATCGCTTCAAGCAAAAGAAAATGTATCGCTTTCGTACAAGATGGTGTTGCATTAGCTGTAGGTAAAGACTCTACTGCTAGAATCGATGAAAGATCTGACAAAGGCTACGCAACTCAAGTTTACTATTCTGCTGCATTCGGTGCAACTAGAATGGAAGAAGCAAAAGTTGTGGAAGTACAAGCTCACGAAGCATAATAAATAGAATTTTAGGGGGTGGAAGCGAGAGTAGAAACCCCCTAAAGTGCATGAAACAAATAAAAGATTTAAAAACAGTATTACATTTTAAGAAAGGAGATCATATCTATAGATATGTATTGGTGGACAGATTTAAAAATGATGGTAAATACCATTATGGTTTTGATGCTAAAGAAGAAAGAACTACAGAAGAAATCTTTGCATTAGAAAAAGATAGACAGATAAGGCGAAAGTATATTATAAAGGAGTAATATGGCATCAGTAGTAGACATTTGTAATGGAGCATTAAACCAACTTGGTGCATCAACAATCTTAACACTTACAGAAGATTCAAAAAACGCAAGACTTTGCAATGCAAGATACACACAAGTTAGAGATAGTTTATTTAGATCTCATCCTTGGAATTGTTTAATTAAAAGAGTTGAACTTGCAAGAGATACAGAAACTCCATCATGGGGTTTTAGTTATCAGTTTACTTTACCTGCTGATTGTTTGAGAGTTATTACAATTTTAAATTATGATTATGATTATAAAGTTGAAGGTAGAAAAATTTTAGCAAATCATGGTACAGTTAAAATACAATATGTTTCAAGAATAGAAGATCCAAATCAATACGATGAATTATTAAGAGAAACTATATCTTCTGCATTAGCTGCTGACATTGCTTATGCAATAACATCATCTAATCCTACTACACAAAATATGTATAATTTATTTCAAGATAAATTAAAAGAAGCAAGATTTGTAGATGCTACTGAAGGTTACAATACTAATCCAGATAATGGTCAAGCAGATATAATTGATTCTTCTACTTTTATAAACTCAAGGTATTAATAAATGGCTAGAGTTGCTGTTCAATTAACGAACTTTACAGGTGGCGAGTTATCCCCAAGATTAGATGGTAGAAATGATTTACAAAAATATCCTACAGGATGTAAAACTTTAGAAAACATGATTGTCTATCCTCATGGTAGTGCAGCAAGAAGATCTGGTACACAATTTGTTTCAGAAGTAAAAGATAGCACAAAAAAAACTAGATTAATTGCTTTTGAATTTTCAACAGTACAAACCTACATACTTGAGTTTGGAAATCAATACATAAGATTTTATAAAGATAATGGTCAAATATTATCTGGTGGTTCAGCTTATGAAATTAGTTCACCATATTTAGAAGCAGAATTGTTTGATATTAAGTTCGCACAATCTGCTGACGTTATGTATATTTGTCATCCTAATCATCCTGTAAAAAAATTAGCCAGAACAGGTCACACAAACTGGACATTGATTGATGATGTAATTTCTAATGGACCATTCATGGATCACAATATTGAGACAACTACCTTAACTCCATCACATAAAAGTGTTGGTCAAACTACAACTGTTACTGCTAGTTCAACAACAGGTATTAATGCTAATCAAGGTTTCTTATCAACAGATGTTGGTAGACTTCTTCACATTACAGATGGTCATTTAAAAATAACAAGTGTTACCTCTACTACTGTGGTTGTTGGAACTGTTATCGTAGACTTAAATGAAACAGGATCTACTACAGATTTTGCATTAGGAGCATTTTCTGACACTACTGGTTATCCTTCTTGCGTAACCTTCTTTGAACAAAGATTAGTATTCGCAGCAACTTTATCTCAACCACAAACAATATTTTTTTCAAAATCTGGTGACTATGAAAACTTTGATGATAATTATCATGGCACAGTAGCTGATGATGATGCTATTGTTTATACAATTGCTTCTAACCAAGTAAATGCAATTAGATTTTTAACAGCAACAAGAACTTTAATTATTGGTACTGCAGGTGGAGAGTTTGCAGTTACAGGTGGTTCGACATCAAGTGGAGTTGCTATTACACCAACAAACATTGCAATTAATAAACAATCAAATCATGGTGCTGCAAATGTAGATGGTATTGCTGTTGGCAATGCTACTATATTTTTACAAAGAGCTAAAAGAAAATTAAGAGAATTAGCTTATAACTTTGATGTTGATGGTTATGTAGCTCCAGATTTAACTATCCTTGCCGAGCATATTACTAAAACTGGTATTACACAAATGGCATATCAAGAAGAACCTAATAGTGTTGTTTGGTGTGTTAGAACTGATGGTCAACTTTTAGGATTTACTTATCAAAGAGAACAACAAGTAACTGCTTGGCACAGACATATATTTGGTGGAGCATTTGGCAGCGGTAATGCAGTTTGTGAAAGTGTTGAAGTCTTACCTACTGATGATAGTGAATATCAAATATGGGTTATTGTTAAAAGAACTATTAATGGTGTAACAAAAAGATATGTAGAGTATTTACATAATTTAGATTTTGATGAAACAGATGATACAACATTTAATTTTTTAGATTCACAATTGTCTTATGATGGGTCTGCAGTTACAACTATATCTGGTCTTGCTCATCTTGAAGGTCAAACAGTTTCGATATTAGCAGATGGCGCAACTCATCCAGATAAAACAGTTAGCTCTGGATCAATAACTTTAGAAAGATCTGCAAGTAAAGTTAAAGTTGGATTAAGTTATACATCATTATTACAAACAATGAGAATAGATGCTGGTGGAGAGAATGGTACATCACAAAGTAAAACTAAAAGAATCTATGAGATTACTGCTAGACTTTATGAAAGTATTGGTGTGGAAATTGGTCCAGATCTAAATAACATGGAAAGAATACCATTTAGATCTTCAGCTAATCCAATGGATAGTGGTATTAATGTATTTACTGGAGATAAAGAAATAGAATTTAGAGGCAACTATGAAACAGATGGTTTTATATTTGTAAGACAAACTCAACCTTTACCTTTGACGATCCTATCTTTATATCCTAAACTTCAAACAAACGATGGATAGAATATTAAATATAGTTAAATACAAAGGTGAACATGGAAGATATATTATGAACCAACAAATGAATCATTTACTAATGGATAAAGATATGGAGTTTAATGGAAACCCAGATAACCTAGAACAAGATAATTTATCATTTACAGGTATGATTGATGGCAAACCTATCTTTGCTGCAGGTATGAAAATAATTTGGAGTGGTGTTGCAGAAGGTTGGGTGTTAGCTACTAAAGATGCTTTAGATCATCCTTTGTTAGTCGCTAAAGCTATTAAGAAAGATTTTGCACGAATAGCAAAAGAAAATAATATCAATAGAGTTCAAACTGCTGTAAGAGCTAACTATACAACTGGTTTAAAATTTGCTAAATGGTTAGGATTACAGGAAGAAGGATTAATGAAAAAATTTGGTTTTGATGGTTCTGATCAATATATGTATGCGAGGTTATTCTAATGAGTTGGCAGATGGCAGTAGTAGGTGCAATAGGTGCAGCACAAGTTCAACAACAAGGTGCTTATGGTAAGTTTAATCAAGCAGTTAATGATCGTAATGCTAAAGTTAAAGAACAAGAAGCTAAAATAATTGATGACAAACTAGCATTAGATTTATCTACATTTGATAAAGAATTTAGAAAACTTGAAGGATCAACTATAGTTCAAACAGCAAAATCTGGTGTTACTCAAGGCGGAACTGCAATGAGAATAAGATTATCTAATTTAGAAGAAGCTGAATTAGAAAGACAAAAAATAAAATATAATGCAGAAATAGGAAAATCAAGAGCATTTGAAGAAGCTAACTTTGCTAGAATAAGAGGTGATATAGCAAGACAAGAAGCTAGAACTTCTCAACTACGAACAATAACATCAACTGGAACATCATTATTAAGCATGATGGGATAACTATGCCAAAGATACCTACATATACATCAACAGGAACTATAACAACACAAGCTGCAAGTGTTGAATCTAATTTACAATTAGATTTAAACAAAACAACTGCATCTGCTTTAGCTCCAGTAAGTAAATATTTACAAGAAAGTTATATTCAAGAAAAAACTATTGAAGCAAATAATAGAGCCAATCAATTAGTAAATAGTTTTTATGAAGATAAAAAAGATAATCAAGGAAATATAATTCAAAAAGGTTGGTTGACTATTCAAAGTGAAGCAAAATCAAAACCTTCAGTTTCAGAAGCATCAGAATATTTTGATACAGAAATTGAAAATCTTTATAACTGGCATAAAGCAAATGATTTTAATAAATTAAATAATTTTGAAAAAAAAGCTATTGATAACAAATTTTATGCAACATCTGGTTTATTTAAAACAAAAGCTATTTCAGAAGCTAGAATAAATTTAATTAATGAAAATAAAAAAATTGATGATGATGCTTGGACTAAAGATACTCTTTTACTTAAAGAACTTGGAACAAGTTATATAGATCAACATAAAATAAACAATGCTAATAGAATTAATAGTAACCCAGAATATGATGAGGGTACAGCAAAACGATTAATAGAAGCATATAATGAAAAAGGTATAGAATTTTTAGCTACTTCTATGGCTAACAATAATCCTTTTCAATTTAAAGAAGCATTAAAAAAAGGTTTGTTTGATGATGTGTCTGCTGAACAAAAATTAAAATTAAATGAAGTTGCAGATGTAGTTATTAAAGAACAAAAATTTTCAGCTTTACTTGCTCCTCTTGATGTACCTTTTGACGCAGACCCTAGAGATTTTGTTATTGCAAATAAAGAAGTTGAAAACAAAACATTTGGCGGTAATGAAAATTTACAATCTATTTATCAAAGTTTAACTGTTCCTGAAAGAAATGAGTTTGAAAAAAAATATTTACAAAAAGCAAATCAAATTAAATCTGATAGACAATTACAAATATTAACATCTACTCAAATAGGTAAATTTGAAACAGCTCAAAAAACAAATCAAATTATGGAAGATTTTTATAAAAACAAAGGAACATATACAAATAAATTGCAAGAATTATTTCCTAATGATTCTGGAATAGTTGAACAATTAGTTGATTTTAATACAAAAGTTTCTGAAAAAACTGCAAACAATATATCTAAATTTGATAGCAATGATGATATAATGAAATTAATTGTTGATGATAAAATTAATACAGCATATGACAAGTTTCTTTTAACTGGAGAGACAGAACCTAAATCTATATTTGAAAGAGTAGGTACTCAATTAAATGTTGCTGATGTAAAATTTTTAAACAATCTTTTTTCAATTTCTAATGAAGAAAACTTTAAAGAAAACCATACAAAGTTTTTTGACTTTATGAATTTGTTTTCTTTAGAAGTAGCAGGTAGTTCAGCTTTAAAAGATTTAGATCCTAAAAGAGATTCAAGATTAAACGACTTTAAATATACTATGTATATTAGATATATAAATGGAATAAAAGAAGGCAAGACTCCAGATAAATTATTAAAAGCAACAAGAGGTAATAAAGATTTTATTGCTTATGACATTCATACATTTATTCCAAGTATGGATGATGTTTATAAAAGTATTAAAGACAATATTAAAGCT